CACGATAGTTACCATTGTTTGATAATGTCAGTAGATTTGATAGACCAGAAGTTAAGTCGCCAGCATCGTAGTGTGCAGCAGTACGGAAAGTTTTGTTCACAGTAATAGTAGTGAATGGAGTTTCTGGAACTAAGAAACACGGATCGAGTTTCTTTGCTGCTTCCATTTGATTGTTGTATCTCCATGGTAACAAATCTTTAAAACCTTTGGCAAGAGTTTGTAAGAATGGAAATGCCAGCGCAAACTTCTCTGGATTATTCTGAGTGTATGAAGTGGCACGACCATAAGGAATACGTGGATAACGATCATACCATCCAGCGATACCAGAAAACACACCATTGGCATAGGTAGTTGCACAGATATATTTTTCAGCAACTCGTTTTGCTTCTTTCTGCATTTCTGCTTCGGGAAGTTTCTTGGTTGCAGTTACCCATGTTTCAAAATCGAAATCATCTTTCTTGACGGCAGAAATTCCCCATACATTATTACGATTAGATGGTGAAGATTTTTTATCTTTGTGTGCTTTACGAATCTCTTCAATTGGATCTTCACCAAACAGATTTGCTTTTGGATTGCTGAAGAAATCAATGATGTCATATTCGTATTCAGTAACCCACTCACGATTACCCAACTTCTCTGATCTTGGTCCAGCAGCAAGTCCACGGTTTTGTGTTTCAGTTGCTGCTTCTCTTAGACCAGCATATGCTGCATCTTGTTGTTTTTTCGTAAAGTAGTTCTTACGAAATTTAAGAACAATTCGTTTCTCATCTGTTCCTGTTGGGCAAGCATTGCATTCTTTCTCACAGTCTGTCTGCACTGCCAGATCGCAATCTGCTGGCATGTAAACATCGCAATCTTCCTCAATCAGAAAGTCATAGTTTGATTCATCCACAAACTGTCCAAGCAGATGTGAACAATCGTATTTTTTCTCAGCAACTATTACTTTAACCATACTTCCTCCTAAAATGTAAATCCATTAAATTCTTTTCTTTCACCAGAAACTCTGCGACCAATAGTCGTTTTATCAAATGCTGGTCCATCGTCTTTCGGTTGTCCAGAATCCGAGATATTCTGTTGCGCACTTGCCTCTACATTATACAACGTCATCTTTGCTCTGTCAACTCCAATTACGAATCTCTTATAATAATTGGGATCACTGTACCGATTCTTCAATTGTTTCACCATAATCTGATTCAACTGTTCAAGTTCTTCGGTTGAGATCAACGCAAACATCAAGTCAGCAGTCGCAGGTAAACCAAATGACTCAGATGTATCTTCAAGTCCAACGTCAGTGTTCGTAAAACCAGAACGAGTTGTTTGAGTTGCAGAAAGAATCGGAACATTATATTCAACTGCCAATCCACGTAACTCTTCTGCAATGCTCTTAATATATGTATAAGAGTTTACAGAAGCACCCATCTTCATTCTTGCTGATGCACAAATGTTCAGATAGTCAATCATAATAATGTCTGGAACAAACTCACGTTTCAGTTTTAACTCTTCAAGCAACGCACGGAAGTGACCACTATGAGCAGTTGCAGTTGGATACTCTTTAACAATCAACTTACCATGAGTACGTCTTGTTATTTTATTGATACGATTATCAAACATTTCCTTATCAACAACCTTCAATTCATCCATCGTTAGATCAAGTAGATTCGCATCAACACGTTCAGCAATTCGCTCTTCTGCCATTTCCATAGTTATGTATAATACATTTTTACCTTGGATTAGAGAAGATGCTGCAACGTGACACATGAACAAAGACTTACCAACACCAGTGCCTGCCAATACAATATTCAAAGACTTTCTGGACAATCCACCTTTGGTAATCTTATTGAACATGTCCAAATCAAATGCGAGTTTTTCTTCAACACGATGATAGAACTCATAACGATCATCTGAATCTTCGAGATAATCGTGACCAACATGAGAATCGAAACAAACCCCAAGTGCTTCGGAAAGCATATGAGGAATTGCATCGGGCGACTTTTGTTTATCTGCACCATCAATGATTTTGATGGAATCCATAATTGCAATGTAGATTGCACGTTGCTTACAAAACTTCTCAGTCTCAGTAATTAACCATGTATCATTAGTTGGATCACACTTTAGATTTTCTATCGTAGACGTCGCTTCTTTGAACTGATTGTCAGTCAGATCTTTACGATTACTCAACTCTATGCTCAGAATTTCCTGAGTGATTGGTTTGTTATAGTCATTAAAGAACTTAACAATAATGTCTGAAAGAACACCTTCCGTAGTGGAGAAGTATTCTTTCTTCAAAAATGGAATTACTTTTCTTGCATATGTTTCATTATGAATCAGATTCGCTAGGATCGTTTTCTCTATTGTCATCAATTCCACCAGTATATACTAAATTGTTTTTTGCAATGCCAATTTCAATTTCTTCTCGAATTAAATCACCGAGATAATTCTCAAATGTTTCTTTATCAAATTCAATATCATTGTCATCTACTATGTCATAATCATAATGCATCACCAGACTACCACCATTCTGAGACTCGGTAAAAGAAACTTTACCGAGAATAACGATTATACCCTCATATGGTATTTCGAGCAACTCAACTGCTTTTTGTTCGTTGATTTCGATTTCTTTAAACTTCTTCATCTTCAATCTCTGCTAACTCTGCATCAATATTTTCATCAGAAAGGATCGCACCACTAGCAACCTGATACCGATTCTGTACCCAATCACGGAATGTTTTATCACTCAAGATTGGCAACCAGAACTCTTTGGTGTCAGTATCTTTTAAGCGATATTTCTTCTCATCAATCACACCTGTGGTAATGTCAACTTTAGAATACCAACCATTGGATGGTTTGACAACGTGACCAGATTCAATTGCCATGTCAAGTAATCCAGACCAACGAGAGATACCACCATCAAACTTAACTTCGACTGGAATCTTAGACTTCTCACGAACATAACGAGACTTCTCAACGTTGATGATAAAGTTATATCCAATGGTTTCTGTACCTTCTTTCTCTTGCTGACGACCAAGAATGAAAATGTTATCAGCAGAGTAGTATGAACCAGTACCACCACCAACGATGTCTTTAGGATATAAACCAATCTCTTTATATGTATGATTGACAACAACCATCGGAATATCTTTTAGAGTCAAATGTGGTGTGATCATACGGAACAAAGACTTCATTTGTTTCGCACGAGACATATCAGCAACAGACTTACCATCCATTGCATCTTCTACTTCTTTCTTCGATGCTAGATTACCAATCGAATCAATAACAATGATAACGTGTTCACCACGTTCAATGTTATTCAACTGTTGCATCGCATCAAACTTTAATTGCTCCACATCAGTAATGGGAGTGTGGATGACACGCTCGGTGTCAATACCGAAAGAATCAAAGTAAGACTGAGGAGTACCAAACTCAGAGTCATAAAACAATAAAACAGAGTCTTCATATTTGTCCATATAAGATTTTGCCATCAACAGACTGAATGCTGTCTTGAAATGTTTACTTGGGCCTGCCCACATAGTGAGTCCAGGAGTTAGTCCACCATCAAGACGACCACTCAATGCTACGTTAATGACTGGGATTGTTGTGGGAATCATATCCTTCTTTGTGAAGAACTTTGATTGTGATAGAATCGCAGTATCTTTGATCGTACTGTTCTTCTTAATTTTATCTAATAAACTCATTATTCACCCTTTACAAATTTGTGAAATTCATTAATCGTCATCATTCCAACCTTGCGACGAACTTCATTACCAGCATCGTCTAACAGAACACTGGTCGGTACACCACGAATGCCATACTTAACTGCGGCATCTTGATTCGCATCAATA